ACTGCTGAGACATCTGAGACTAGCTCTGATAAACCTAGAAGCATGGATGATAATGACGAAGGTGAAGCGGAAAGTCAGAAAAGCGCAGGCAGCTCGAATGAAGAAAATGAAGAACAAGATGAGAGTGATGAAGTAGAAACCTTAAGTAATGAAGGTGGAAACGATTACGATCAAACTGAATCTCAGACTGATAAAGCTTTTCGTGATAATGAGCATAAGCTCTTAGATCAAGATGAAAACGGCAGAGTTGTAGATGTATGCAATGGATTTACTGAAACTCAAATATCTGAAATGATGTTAGACTATTCATATGTTGAAAAGTGCAGAGATCGTATTGATGCACACTGTACCTATGAGTATAAAGCAACTCGTTACCGTAAATCGCTTGATGACTCTTTTGACGATTTTATGAATGAGAATAAAAAGATCGTTCAAATCATGGCTAAAGAGTTTGAGATGCGTAAGGCAGCTTGGAGATCTACAAGGGCTCAAACTGCTCGTTCAGGCTCTTTAGATGTTAATAAGTTGTATGCATACAAATACACTGATGACATCTTTAAGCGTATGACTAATTTGCCTGATGCTAAAAACCATGGTATGTTTATGATGGTTGACTATTCTGGCTCAATGGCAAATACACTTGGTTCTGTTATTAAACAGATTCTAGTGCTTACAATGTTCTGTCGTAAAGTTAACATTCCATATGAAGTGGTTGGTTTTACATCACAACGTACTAACCGTTTACAAGATGCTTATATTCCATACGGAAGTGTAGATCACCGTGATGTTAAACTTATCCCACTTGCTTCTTCTTCTCTTAAAAAAGTTGATCAAGACAAGTGCATCCGTCAGTTATATAATAACTGCTATAGATTAGATAACAGGATCTATCCATATCAATCATCCGCTGAAGAGTTTGGTGGTACACCACTAGATGAAGCTCTAATGGCTGTTCCTAGTTTGATCAACAAGTTTACTAAGAAGTATAATATTCAAAAGACTAATTTTGTACTTCTAACAGATGGAGCTGGTGGTAGAATTCAAGTTAAGCGTCATGAAAAAGAAATGGAAGTAACTTCTTATAATCGTGCTGGATATGCTATCAATGTAAGTGGTAATTTGGTAAAAGCAGATAAAGGTGATAGACTTACTTCTGCTCTTTTAACTAATCTTAAAAAGCATTACTGTTCTTCTATTACTGGTTATTTCTTAGCTAATGCTAGACATGACTTCAACTATGCTCTAACACAAGCAGATAATAGTATCTCATGGGATCAGACTAATCAAGCTCGTAGAACATTCATGAAACAAAAGTTCTACTCATTGGACAATGTATTAGGTTATGATCGCTATTTCATACTTCGTAATGATCGTAAGTCACTTGATACAGCTAATGAAGATTTCGAAGTACGTGATAATGCTAAGAAAGGTGAAATAGCTAGAGCATTTAAGAAGTATGCTGGTTCAAAGAAAGCTAATAGAACATTGGCAGTTAAGTTCGCCGAGACGGTCGCATAGCTCAGCTGGATAGAGCGCTGGTCTACGAAACCAGAGGCCGGGAGTTCGAATCTCTCTGCGACCACCAAAAAAAAGTGAATTATATTGAAAATAATCCTTTACAATGGGCAAAAAGTATGATATAATATACTTACAAAATGGAAAAAGACTACTTGATTTGGAGACTATATTATGAACAAAGAACTTACATTTTCACAAAGAGCACTGCTCGAAAAGGTTGCGGCAACTTATCCTTCAAAGGTAGAGTTTCGTAAACCTGAACTCAAGATTATTGCTGATCAAATGAGTATCTCTCATAAAGACGTAGACCGGATTTTCAATCTTGGCTCTAAAGTTCGTTATGGTGTATACAACTTGCAAGCACAAATCTTGCCTTTTCAAAATAAACCTACTACTCAGGAGAAGCCTCAAGTGCCAACTAACGTTCAATCAATTATGAACGATGAGATCTTCATTCCAAGTGTAGATCAGTACTTTGTACAATGGGGTCATTTTAGTGATATCAAAGCTATTATTGCCTCTAATTCTTTCTATCCAACTTATGTTACAGGTCTTTCAGGTAATGGTAAGACTATGATGATTGAGCAAGCTTGTGCTAAAGCAGGTAAGCATTACATCAGAGTTCAGATCACTCCTGAAACTGACGAAGACGATTTGATTGGTGGATTCCGTTTGGTCAATGGTGAAACTGTTTTTGCCGAAGGCCCAGTCATTAAAGCTATGAAACAAGGTGCGTTACTTCTTATTGACGAACTTGATCGTGGTTCAAATAAGATTATGTGTCTTCAGGGTGTCCTTGAAGGTAAGCCCGTTCTTATTAAAAAGACTGGTGAAGTTGTAACACCTGCCTCAGGGTTTAACGTTATGGCTACTGCAAACACTAAAGGTAAAGGATCAGAAGATGGTAGGTTCATAGCAGCCAACATCATTGATGAAGCCTTCCTTGAAAGGTTTACAATCACAATGGAACAGCCTTATCCTACTTCTGGTACTGAAAAGCGTATCATTGTTAAGCATATGGAAAAGTTTAATAAGAAAGATCTTGAATTTGCAGAGCTACTTACTATCTGGTCTGAAACGATTCGTAAAACATTTGAAGACGGTGGTGTAGATGATCTAGTCTCTACAAGACGTCTTTGCCATATTGTTCAAACATATTCGATCTTTGGTGATCGCAATAAAGCTATTGAGCTTTGCGTTAATAGATTTGATCAAGATACTAAAGAAGCCTTTATTGATCTATATCAAAAAGTGGATGGTACAACATCTGAACAAGAACCAACTGTTGAGACCAATCAAGATACTCTCAACGAAATAATTGAGGAAATCGTATAATGGTAGAATATAAATTCAATGAAGGTACTCTTATCAGAGAACTAAAAGAGTATATTGACGGAACTTACAATGGTCACTACTCAAAAAATAAATTTCAATCAACTGAATTTATTATTGACTGTGGTCATGGTATGGGATTCGCTTTAGGTAATGTTCTAAAGTATGCCCAAAGATACGGCAAGAAAGATGGTGCAAACCGTAAAGACATTATGAAAATCTTGCACTATGCCCTTATTGCTTTACATCAGCATGACGAAGATATGAAAGAAAATGATTTTGAAAAAGGTCAAGCTGAGTGCACTTTTGGGGTTTACAATTCACCTCAAATGGTATATAATACTAATTACAATATGAAAATCAATGGAGATACTAAATAATGAAACTATCTAATGAAACCCGTGATGTACTAAAAAACTTTGCATCAATTAATTCAAATATCGTATTTAACGGTGGAAATGAAATCAAGACTATGAGTGAGGCAAAGAACATTATGTCTACTGCCACTGTAGCTGAAACTTTCCCCGACAATCTATTAGGTATCTATGACCTAAACGAGTTCCTCGGAGTCATGAGCATGTTTGATGATCCTGAGTTGCAGTTCTCAGCTGATTATAATTCTGTCAAAATTGTACAGGATCGTAAATCAGTTAATTACTACTTCTCAGATCCTTCCATTTTAACATCTCCATCAAAGGTCATCACCATGCCTGACCCCGAGGTCACACTTACGCTGACTGCCGATAATATCGCCCAAATGCGAAAGGCAGCCTCAGCTCTTGGAGTTAGCGATGTAGTCATCACTGCTAATCCAGGCGATGCACACATCACGATTCGGGTAACTGATGTGGAAGATGCTACAGCCAATAACTTTGAGCTGGCCGTTGATGGTCCCCCAGCGAGTGCACCATATCGGTTCATCTTTAACATCGCTAACTTCAAGATTATTCAAGGTGACTATAATGTTAAAATCTCATCTAAACTAATCTCTAGTTGGACTAACGAAGCTAATGCAGTTGAATACTTTATTGCACTAGAAAAATCATCTAACTATGGAGGATAAAATATCTATTGTAAGCGAAGCAGATCGACTAGTAGTCCTTATGGAAGAAATAGCTATTTTACAAACCAAGCTTAAGCCTGCGGGCACTGGTCATATTCACACAACAATCAGTACTCTTCAAAATAGAGTAAACGAAATCCGGGAGAAACTAAATGGATGAAGCACCACAACTAAACATCAATGATCTTTTTTCAGTTATAAAGATCATTGATGCATGCTCTGAACGAGGAGCATTCAAAGGTAATGAAATGGCATCTGTTGGAGCCGTACGAGAACGTATTGTCTTCC